CAGGCGCCGACATTCAGAAGGACCGGATCGAAGTCGACGTCTGGGCCTGGGGCCGTGGACTCGAAAGCTGGCTGATCGAGCACGTCGTGATCGACGGTGGGCCCGATCGCGCGGAGAGCTGGGACGAACTGAGCAGCTTGCTGGATCGCACCTGGCTGCACGCACATGGCGCAAGGCTTGGTCTCGCCAAGCTCGCAATCGACACCGGCTACGAGTCGCCTACGGTTTACGCTTGGGCGCGCAAAGTCGGTCACGCGCAGGTCGCGCCGGTCAAGGGCGTGGAGGGCTTCAACCGGGCAGCCCCGGTGGTCGGTCCGACGTTCGTGGACGTGACCGAAGCGGGACGCAAACTGCGACGCGGCGCCCGGCTTTGGACGATTGCGGTCGCGACCTTCAAGAGTGAGACCTATCGGTTCCTGCGGCTCGACCGCCCGACCGACGAAGAGATCGCAGAGGGCGCTGCCTTTCCGGCCGGCTTTGTTCATCTGCCGCGCGGCGTTGAGGCGGAATGGGTCAAGCAGCTCGCCGCCGAGCAGCTCGTGACGGTGCGAACCAAGCGCGGCTTCACGCGCCTGGATTGGCAGAAGATTCGCGAGCGCAACGAGGCGCTCGACTGCCGCGTCTACGCTCGCTCGGCCGCGTGGCTCGCGGGCGCCGACCGCTGGACCGACGCGAAATGGCGCGACCTCGAGGATCAGGTCGGGCCGGCTCCGGATGAAAGTGTGGCGACCTCGGCGCAGAGCGACGCGCAGGGGCTGACGGCGGGCGTGCTCGCGCGTGCGCCGGCCGCAGCCGGCAAGCGTCGCTCTGATTGGCTCGCCGTGGACAAGGGATGGTTGAGGTGATGTGGACCGATAACGAGCTGGCCGCACTCCGCCGTGCCTATGCGTCGGGGACGCTGCGCGTGAGCTATGACGGTCGCACCGTCGAATACGGCTCGGCCGACGATCTCTTGAAGCGCATTCGGACCATCGAGCGCGAAATCGCGGCTGCGTCTTCGTTTTCAGCGCCGGTTGCCGGGTTTGCCGGGTTTTCCCGCGGCGATCGTTGATGACACAAGCGACTTGGCTTGACCGCGCCATCGGCGCCGTCGCCCCGCGCGCCGCCGTTCGCCGGGTCCTGGCACGGCAAAGCTTTGAGGTGCTGACGCGCGGCTATGACGGAGCGGCACGCGGCCGTCGCACGGACGGCTGGCGGTCGCCGAACACGTCGGCCGACGCCGAGGTGGCGATTGCCGGCGCGCTCCTGCGCGATCGCATGCGCGATCTGGTGCGCAACAACCCGCACGCGGCCAAGGCGGTTTCTGTCCTGGTCAACAATATCGTCGGTGCCGGGATCATCCCGCGCGCCGCATCGGGCAACGAGAAGCTCGATCGGGAGGCTGATATCCTCTGGGAGGCATGGTCGGCGCAGTGCGACGCCGACGGTCAACTTGACTGCTACGGGCTGCAGACGCTCGCTTGCCGCGAGATGGTGGAGGCCGGCGAGGTCCTGCTGCGCCGCCGTCCGCGGCGCGCGAGCGACGGCCTTGCGGTTCCGACGCAGATTCAGGTCATCGAGACCGATCTGCTCGATGGAAGCCGTAATGGCGATCTTGCGGATGGTGGACGCATCATCCAGGGCGTCGAATTCGACGCCATCGGCCGGCGGCGGGGCTACTGGCTGTTCGCGCAGCATCCGGGCGACAGCGTGGTGTCGCTGCGTCGCCGGTTCGACAGCGTGGCCGTGCCGGCGGCGGATGTGACGCACATTTACGAGAAGCAACGCACGCAGGTGCGCGGGGTGCCGTGGGGTACGCCGGTCATGCGGGCGTTGCGAGACCTCGACGACTGGACGCAGGCCGAGCTGGTTCGCAAGAAGACGGAAGCCTGCGTCGTCGGCATCGTGCTCGGCGCCGACGAGGGCGAGCAGGGCATTGCCCCGTCTGTGGTGGACGCCGACGGCAACCGGGTTGAGCAGTTCGAACCGGGCCTCATTGCCTACGCCCGCGGCGGCAAGGACATCAAATTCAACCAGCCGGCTACGACCGCGGCGGTCTCGGAATGGCTGCGGGCGCAGTTGCACATCGTCGCGGCCGGATTCCGGCTGCCCTATGAACTGCTCACCGGGGATCTGAGCCAGGTCAACTATTCGTCGATCCGCGCGGGGCTCGTCGAGTTCCGCCGCATGATCGATGCCGTGCAATGGCAACTCTTCATTCCGATGTTCTGCCAGCCGGTGTGGGATTGGTTCACCGAGCAGGCCTGGGCAGCGGGGCGCTTGTCGCAGCCGAGGATCGCGGCCGCATGGTCGCCGCCGCGCTTTGAGGCGGTTGATCCGCTCAAAGACGCCATGGCCGATCTCCTGGCGATGCGCTCCGGGACCATGACGCTTGCGCAGGCGATCGCGCGGCAAGGACACAACCCGGATGCGGTGTTGGCCGAGATCGCGGCCATGAACGCCAAGCTCGATGCGCTCGGCCTCGTGCTCGACAGCGATCCCCGCAAGGTGACGAAGACCGGCGTGCTGCAGGCCGAAACCGGCAAGAGTGAGGACGACGCCTTCAGGCATGCGGCGCTTCGACTTGTCGGGAACGATTGACCAGGAAAGGACAAACAGGATGCACGGCACCATCGATCTGCCGGCGCTGATGCGCGCGGCGGACCTTCTGCCCGCCACCCTTGATGAGAAGGATCGCTCGATCGAGGTGATCTGGTCCGCAGGCGCTCGCGTCCGCCGCCAACCCTTCTTTGGCGAGCCGTTCGACGAAGAGCTGAGCATGGACCCGGCGCATGTTCATCTCGAACGGCTCAACGCCGGGGCGCCGCTGCTGAAGGTTCATGATCGTTTCGCGCTCGAGGCGGTGATCGGTTCGGTGGTGCCGGGCACAGCCCGCATCGAGAGCGGACGAGGCCTTGCTCGCGTCCGCTTCAGCGAGCGCGAGGATGTGGAGCCCATTTGGACCGACATTCGTAACGGGCATCTGCGCGCGGTGTCGGTCGGCTATCAGGTCCAGCGTTACGAGATCACGCGCCCCAACAACGGACCCGAGCTTTGGCGGGCGGTCGAGTGGACTCCCTTTGAGATTTCCGCGGTCCCGGTCGGGGCCGACCCGGCGGCCGGCTTCCGCTCGGTTGATCGTTTGATGCCCTGTGTCGTCGACCGGGATGACGCGACAACTCCCAGGAGAAACAACATGACTGACCAAGAGACCCGCGCGGCTGCGCCCGAACTGGACGCACCCGGCGATGCTGCAGAGCACACGACGGAGGGTGGAACCTTGCCGGGCATTCTCGGCGAACAGGCGGAGCAGCCCGAGCCGAGGCTCCGCCGCTCGCAGCGAAGCGCCAAATCGGCACCGGCCACGGTCGATCGCGCCGCGCCGGGATCGGTTGCCGCCGAGGCTGCAGTTCGAGCCGCGGATCCCGCGGGTCCGACGGCGGAAGCCATCGCGGCCCGCGCGCAGGAGACCGAGCGCGAGCGCGTTACCACCATCTTCGGACTGACGGACCGCCTCGGGTTGGAGCGCGCCTTCGCCGAGGACCTCGTTTCCCGCAACGTGCCGGTGGATGAGGCCAGGCGCGCCATTCTCGACAAGATGGCGGCGGCTGCCGATCGCGCCCGGGTATTCCCGCATGTGTCGGTCCCGCTGGGCGGTCGCGACGAGCAGGTCACCCGCCGCGATGCCGTCATCGACTCGCTCTTGCACCGTTACAGCCCGGCCGAGTTTCGGCTGACCGATGCGGCGCGCGAGTACCGCGGCATGACGCTGCTTGAACTTGCGCGGGAGTTTCTGACCACGGCCGGCGTCAACGTCCGGGGCATGTCGCGCGACGAAATCGCAACGCGTGCGTTGCATTCGACGTCTGACTTCCCCGATGTGCTTGCCGCCGTCACCAACAAGACGCTGCGCAAGGCCTACGATGTCTATCCGCGCACCTTCCTGCCGTTCTGCCGGCAGGTGCTGGCGACCGACTTCAAGGCCATGTACCGGGTCCAGATTGGCGAAGCGCCGCAACTCCTGAAGGTCAACGAAAGCGGCGAGTTCAAGCGTGGCACGATCGCCGAGTCGAAAGAGAGCTACCGCATCGAGACCTATGGCCGCGTGGTCGCGATTACGCGCCAGGTGCTGATCAATGACGATCTCGACGCCTTCACGCGCATCCCGGCCATGTATGGCACCGCGATTGCGACGCTGGAGAGCGACGTGGTCTGGGGCATCGTCACGGCCAACGCCGCCATGGCGGATGGGGTCGCGCTGTTCCACGCCACGCACAAGAACCTCGCCGGCTCCGGCACGGCACTGGCGGTCACGAGCGTCGGCGACGGACGCGCCGCCATGGCCAAGCAAACCGGGCTCGACAAGAAGACGGTGCTCAATATCCGGCCGTCCTTCCTGATCGTGCCGTCGGCTCTCGAATTGACCGCCGAGCAGCTGATTGCGCAGAACCTCGTGCCGGCCAAGACCGGCGACGTGGTGCCGCAGTCGATCCGGACGCTGACGCCGATCGCCGAGCCGCGACTCGATGCGGCAAGTCTCACGGCCTGGTATCTCGCCGCCAATCCCTCCCAGATCGACACCATCGAGTACGCTTACCTGGAGGGCCAGGAAGGCGCCTACATCGAGACCCGAAACGGCTTTGATGTCGACGGTGTCGAGATCAAGTGCCGGCTCGACTTCGGCGCCAAGGCGATCGACTGGCGCGGCCTCTACAAGAACCCCGGCGCGTAAACCAAAACCCCTGATCTTGCACTGACGGAAGGGGCGGCTTCGGCCGCCCTTCGTCGTTTCGGAAAGGACTCATCCCATGAAGAACTACGTGCAACCCGGCAATACCATCACGCTGACCGCGCCCTACGATGTCGCATCGGGTGACGGCCTGCTCGTCGGTTCGATCTTCGGCGTCGCCACCGGTGCCGCCGTCGACGGCGATCCGATCGAAACCGCGCTCGTCGGCGTGTTTGATCTCAAGAAGGTCGGCTCGCAGGCCTGGGCAGTCGGCGACAAGATCTATTGGGACAACACCGCCAAAGAGACGACCAAGACCGCCACCAGCAACACGCTGGTCGGTGTGGCAATCGAAGCCGTGGGCAGCGGTGCCGGCGAGACCGTCGGTCGTGTTCGGCTCAATGCGAGCTTCTAGGCGCGAACCCAGCGCAGCCTGGCAATGCGCGGATCGGCCGCAAAGGTTTTGCGGTCGAACGTGATGCCGGACTTCGGGGCCTCGCAGATTGCCTGGGCGCCAGCCTCGCTGAGGCGAATGTGCC